GACCTCCATGTTGGTTACGAAGGTGCTCTTGGCGAGAAGACTTCTTACTATGTCCAAGGTGGCGCTACAATCGTCTCCCCTGATGGTGGAGAAAGCGATACCGTTCCTTCTGGTAAGGCAGGTCTTGGTGTTGCTGTAACTGATGCACTGGGTGCATATGGTGAAGTTTCCTTTGTTGGTTCTGGAGACAAAGATCTTGACCGTGGTTATGGTGCTAAGCTGGGTCTCAAGTACAGCTTCTGATAAACCATGCTAAAATTGAGGGGTCTTAAAGACCCCTCTTTTTTTATGAAAAGAATTCTTCTATCACCAGTCACTCATTTCAATCTTGTAATTGTTGGCTCATTGATTCTTATTCAGTCTATGCATCTATATGCCCACAAAACCATGGAAATGGATGTGGATAGTTATGTCAGAGCTTTCTGCAAACATTCAGATAAGTGTGAGTTTCATGACTGATAAACTTGACAAATGTAAAGAAAATCTATATAGTAGTAACATAACTTAATACAGGAGGTAACATGACTGTAACAACTAATGAACATGGACAGCAAAATATGTGGGCAACTGAACCTGCAATGTATATGACTGAGGAAGACCGTCAACGTTATGGTCTTGAGTCTCATGCAGAACGTGCAGAAAAACTGAATGGTCGTGCTGCTATGCTTGGCATCATTGCTGGTTTCATTTCTTATGCAGCAACTGGTAAGTTCTTCTTTGGTGTAATCTGATGACAGAACTTATGTGGACAGTCACCTCTGTGACATTTTTTGTCCTGTTAGGATACTCTGTACAACAACTTTCTGAAACTTACTGATGAACAAGTTCTATCTCTTTTCTAAAAAGTCTTGTGGTCCTTGTGCCCTTGTGGATAAATACATCAACTCTATCAAGGATGAACGCACTTCTCTTTTAGAGAAGGTAGATCTTGAAGACTTTAGTGATACTCCAATTCCTCAAGAGAATCTTGACCTTGCATCCAAGTATGGTGTAACAGCTACACCAGTATTAATTATTGCATCGCCTTCTGGATTAAAACTTGAAGAAAAAATTGGTGGTATGCAAATCACTCAAAACATTAGAAAGTTATTAGATCAATATGCCTAACACAAATGCACTCTATGAAGACATGCAAAAACTCAATGCACTCTATGAAGAGTTGTGTTGGGGGCATGATGATGAGTTAGTCTTCACTCATGATGGTGAAGAAGTTATTATTTACAACAAAACAAAACAAAATGGAACAAAGTCTGATTGAACTCCTTACTTATTATGTAATTGCTGGAGCCCTTATTATTGGAGCACCAGCAGTATTTTTTACAGTTGCTTTCATGCCTGCATTAATGAATACAAAGGGTGCAGTGGTTGGCTATAAAACTCACCGTGATTATGGTGACACTTCTATCTACACAAACATTTCTGGAGAAAAACAATGAATGAAAAAGCAGAACGTATTAATGGTTGGGCAGCAATGATTGGAATCATGGCTGCAATGGGATCATATGCTACAACTGGTCAAATCATTCCAGGTATTTGGTGATGGGATTTCTTGCAGTAGCAGCAATTATGATAACTATTTTTGGTGCAAATGCAATCCTTACACAGTCTGGCGATGAGTCATGAGCATTTGGTCATATCTAGGTTTACTGGTAGGATTCTTAATAGCATATGCTATTACATCACCAGGAGATGACGATGATGGTGGTGGTCCTGATAAAGGAATCATGCAACCAGTATATCAGGGGTCTAATTGACCCCTTTTTTTATAAATATTTTTACCTTGCTCACTACCAATGCTTGGAAACAAAAACAAAGAAGCAAAAGTAGCAGAGAAGGACCATGATGAAGATAAGAGCGAAGTACTTGGTAATTTGGTGAAAGTTGTTGTACTTATTTGGTCCGCATCTCTCCTAACGTTTAGCTACGTAAGACTACCAAACGGTCAAAAGATTCTTGATTTTGATCCCACGTTCATCGCTTCGGTCTTCTCTGGATCGCTAGCTGCCTTTGGATTGTCTCCTGCCAAGTCTGGTGGTGCTGCTCCAGTTAAAAAGAAACAAGAAGATCCTCCAGTAGTTTCAGCTGTAGAACCTAAAAAATAATATTGTATAAAGAACCTCACCTTCAAACAAAGTCTAATGAGTGTTCAGTATTATGGTATATGTGGATTGAATTAAAAAAAGCAAATGACCCTAGAGAGAAGGAGATGAGAAAGATTTGGTGCAAATGTGCTGATGAACTTGGTGAAATGATAAGTCAGGAAGTCAAGACAAATAGTAGGTATAAAGACGCAAAATTAGAATAGATAGTGTAGTTGCACGAAACTCTAATGAAGTTTTTCTTTGCACTTCTTGCTACACTATTCTTTTCTGCGCCTGCATGGGCAGTAGATGTTCAAATGGGTTATGATGGCAATCTAGTTTTTGAACCATCAGAGATAACTATTTCTGCTGGAGAATCAGTTCACTTTGTAAACAACATGCTTCCACCTCACAATGTTGTTGTGGAGGATCATCCAGAAATCTCTCATGAAGGTCTCGCTATGATGCCTGGTGAAGAGTTTGATGTCACCTTCGCTGAAGCAGGAGACTACACATATTGGTGTGGACCTCATAAAGGTGCAGGTATGATTGGTACAGTTCACGTACAATAATGGAAAACTTATTTGGAAAGGCATTGCTAATCATTGCAGTGCCTTTTGTATTAACTACAATCTATTTTGGTGCCAGAAAGGGTGGTTACTATGATACAGATATGTACAAGGGAAATGGAACTGCTCACTAATCTAATTTAGATCAATGATGCTATTTGTAAGACATGTAATGAATAATTCCTTTACCTTAGGAATTTTATCTTTTACATTGGTTTTTGTTCCTATCTTAGGTATATGGGCAGTCCATAAATACAAGTGGCAACACTGGGATCCTTTTATAAGGAGAAACAGATGAAACCTTTTATCTTAATTGGTTGTTTTTTTCCATTAGCAATTATATGGATCATAATGAAACTCAGTCTGTGGGTCTCAGCAGTCAATGGCGAACAGAAGTATGTCAGACAAGAATCACTTAAATCACACGGACCATATGTGGCAAATCCATATGAAGACGTTGATGCAGAGGAAGAAGAATATGGAGATCGCACAGACTATAGATGAGGCACTACATCAGTATTATGTTGTAGAACGTGGGAAGGAAGTTCCTAACTGGAGATATATGAAAGATGCAGATTGGTGGCTTGAATATTTAAAAAACCTAGGAATTGATCCCCAAAATCCATGAACTTTGAATTGTCAATGGAAGATTTTATCATCATTCAAAATGCTCTACACTATTACAAAAATGTAGAGAAGAGAGGAAACTTTTCCAAATATGATGTAGAAAAAATCAATAAATTAAGAGATAGACTAGCATATCAAATGATTCCTAGTAAAGATAGCATAAGATGAATTTGATACTTCACCCTTTAAAAGATGTGAATGATGTGACATGGAGTATCATTATTTGTATGATACTCCTTTTATCAGGAACTGCTTACTACATATATACAATCATGAGTATGGCTTTCAAGGAGTTGGATGATGAGCGATCTGACGAATAAAGATGCAGAACAAGATTCAAAACTTGCTGTATTAGAAAGTAAGATTGAAAGTTTTCGTGAGAGAATTCATGCTCTTGAAGCAGAGACATCAGGTGTTTCTGTTATTGATAGCACTTTAGAGAATGCCATTCGTCGTATTGAGATGGTTCACAGTCGTATAGATAAGACTGAAGAAAAACTCAAAGCACTTGATAATGAACTGCGTGGAAGAATCCGTAAAAATGAAATATGGATTGCTGGTGCTGCTGCAGTTATATCTGCTGTAGTTACTATCATAGGAATTGCTGTATCAGTAGAATCAAAGGAGATCAATTATGGGAGCAATGGTTCCGCCCAGCAGGAAGTCTTGTTACAACTTTCGCGTAGTTGAAATCAATAGAGTTGTTGATGGTGATACCATTGATGTAACTATTGATTTGGGATTTGATTTATTTAAAAAAGAACGTGTTCGTGTTGCTGGTGTTGATACTCCAGAGAAGAGGACAAGAGATGATGAAGAGAAAGCATTGGGGTATGATGCAACAAATTGGTTAAAAGAAAAACTAGAAGGAGCAATTAATGGTGATGATGACCTTATTATTCGTACTGAGCTTGTCGGTGGCATGGGCAAGTATGGTCGCTTACTTGGGTGGCTGTACATTGGTGACGCGGAACTCTCCCTCAACGAACAAATGATCACTGAAGGATATGCATGGGCATATGATGGTGGCACTAAACAGAAAAACTTTGAAGAACTAAGAGAAATTCGCAGACAACATGGCACTTTAGTATGATCACATTTATATACATCCTTTCTTTTATTGTTTTATTGTCAGTTACTTTAGAAATGTCTTCTAGTAGGAAACCTAAAAAATGGTAACACTTTATAGTTTTTACATCACAGCAGCTATTATCATTTTAATGGTTGCATATGCTGGTGTTGAAGGAACCATGAATCTATTTGCATATATCAATTTGCAAATTAGATACTTCCCATTAAGAATAAGGATTGAGTTTATGAAACGTAAACTTAAAAAAGAGCTAGATAGAGATATGAAAAGGTTTATGGGTGACTACAATGATTAGTCCTATGAGTTGTGTGAAGAACACAAGACAATCTTATAATAAACAACTTGAGCAAGTAATTACTGAAGTTCAAGTTCAATTTGCTGATGAGCATCCTACATGGATACCATATGCAACTCTTCTCTCCATTCAAAATTACAAATGCAAAAAGTAATTAATTGTATTGCTCTCCTTTCTGGATTAGTATCTCTTTCTATTGTTGCTGGTGGTGCCTTTCTTTACACAAGTAAGGATAAAATTGTAGAGGATGCTAAGGCACAGATCACTGCATCAATTACAGAGTCAATTACAAATGCACTTCCAGGCATTGTAGATTCTGCTGTGACAGTTATTCCTGAAACAACTGGTCCTGCTATCCCAACAATAAAATGACTCTCAAATCTCCCCTTAAATGGTTTGCTGTTACTGTGGGTGGTGCTGTGGCATTTGCTCACATAGGCATTTTGGGTCATCTCCTCAATCAAAAATCAGAGGTGGCACAAACCCCCACAATTAATATTCCACGTGGTCCATACTCATCCTACAGAATCAAAGCAGGTAAGGATGGATATGAGATTGAATATAGAGCGAATGATCCAAAGATTCTTGAGTCTGAAAGGTCACTTCAACTAGATCATGAGAGGAGGGGATTATTTGGAGGAGGGAGAGAGCAAAGAGAAGAATTTCGTCGTGACCAATACACTATGGATGGAACTAGAAACATTGGAGGTGCTGCAACAGACAGCGAGGGAAAGTCTGCAAAAGAAATAGAGTGTTTGATCGCGGACGCTGGAGCACGATCACAAGGTGCAATGGCAGGAACCTCAATTAGTGCTGGTGTTATTGTGCCTGCTGTGGCAAATATTCCTTATGTTGGATGGTTAGTCAGTGGTTGGGCTTTGCTCCTAGGACAGAAAGCAGGATCTGAAATCGGTGCTGAAGTTGGTAGTGCGTTTAATGATTGCTGAGAGTCTTATTAAAAGTTACTGTTTATCGTTAAATAAGACATATCGTTATTAAAAGATATGGCACAATCAACTTACAAGAAACAGGTAAAGAAAGAAGCATCTGAAACTTTCTTCCTGTATGTTTTCTTTCATTCTATTTGGACTGGTATTTTTAAATTCTTTGAGGACTAATGGAAATACCTAATATTACTTCTCCCAATATCAATATCAGGGAGATTGATATTCCGCAAGTAGTAACTGCTAACGAATATTACACATCAACTCCACTAGCACCACCTGTAGTGGTAAATATTGGTGTACCAATTGTTGATGTTCCTGGGTGTATTGAAGCTCATGAAAGTAACAACAAATCCAAAACTGTAGGTCAAGATGACAAAGCAGGACTGGTTACGTATTGTGATTCTGGTATTCCCAGTTTTAATCCTATTTCTTTTGAACCTGAACAGATAATTCCTACTGCTCCTGCTGGAGTTGATACCAGACGAAAGGAAGAACCAAAACCACCAGGACAAGTAGAACTACCCCAAGCAGCACCACCTGCTACTGCCAAGGTAGATTGTCCTACATCAGCACAGCAAGCAAAAGAACCTGTAGGAACATATGTAGAGGGTTTCAGAAAGAAGGTTGTTGCTTATGAATTAAAAGGTAATGAGTGTGTCCAGATAACAGAAGCAGTCCCACTACCTCAACAGATAGTAGCAGGACTGCCTAGTGGTGGTCAGGTTGTTCAGGTTGGTGGCGTCGCTGTTATTGCCACAGCATCAGCACTATTAGCAAAACCGTTAGCAGACATACTATTAAAAGTAGTCAAACCAACGGTCAAGAAAGTTATGAAAAAGATTGCTGCTATCAGGGGGAAGTCAGTTCCTGTACTGTCCACTGCCGAGCGTAGAAACGAGCAAAGAGACCGAAACCGTGCTATAATGGCATTGAGACAAACGCTCAAACCCAAATGAGTATTCCATATTTCAAAAGCAACCCACAATGAACGAATATAAAAAAAACTATAAGGGAATTAACTATAGAATTTCCCACAATTTTATTTTAGACATGGAGAATAAACATCAAATTGATTTGATTAAGGAAATGGAAAATATCTTAGATGATGAAATAAAAAGGAGAAAGAGTTAAGAGCAACTCCCGAATCTGTAAAAGCAAAGGTAGAAGCACTATGAGTATCCCCCATTTCAAATCTAATCACGACTGGGAAGCATTTACCCAAATCTTTGATAGTCAGTGGCATTGTAAGCGAGCACTGCTAAATCGTGTCAAGGACGACATGTTCCCTGGCTTTGAGTGGCATTCACTCACACCAAAGTCCATTGAAGTTATCAATGACATCGTAACAAGTATGTTGTATGATGTTGATCGTAAGTTCAAAGAAACACATCAAGACTATAAGACTGAGGATGATGACCTCTTCATTCCTTATCGTTCATTCAAAGAGAATGTAGCAGAAGCACTCAAAGAAGCACTTATTCCTTACCAGTTGTTAGAGCGGGACCAAGATCCTCAGCATTCCGAGACACAGGACTAGGAATCTTATGAACGTGTGGATGCTGGTGTCCTGGTGGATTGTTTACCACCACATCAGCACACACTCTATAATAAGGAGACTTGGGGTGAAATTGTATTCCTTTGAGTTTTAATTCTCCACAATTTTTTAGTCTGGCAATTTCAAAATCTAATCTTTTATTTGCAGTAATTTGCTGTTGTAGTGCAATTTGTGTT